CGATAGAGATGCTAAAATCCAAATCAAAGTTCCAAAAAATCCTAAAAGAGAAGGATCTGGTGGATACAAGAGATTTAGTCTATACAAAACTGGCATGAAAATTAGAGAATTTTTAAAAGCTGGTGGAAAGACTATTGATCTTGATTGGGATAGAGAAAGAGGTTTTATTGCAATCGAAGTTATCGATGCCGCTGGTGCGCCTAATAAGACGCCTAAAGCAACTTACGATTTAAAATAATTGTATAACTATGATTATTTTAATTTATTCTATAATTATAGCCACAGAGTTTATTCTTTGTGGCTATAACCCTATAGGTAACAGAAAAGAGTGTGATAGCAGGCTGGCACATTAATAAGTGTCTATGTAACAAACGAAAGGGTCGGCTATCACTTTAAAAAGGAGAAAGATATGTTGTTTGAGTTATTAATATTGGCTGGTTTATTTATTATCTTTGTAGGTGTTCTTTTACTTGCAATTATAAACTGGCTAGAGGCAAGAGAAGAAAGAAAAACATCAGAAAGATTATCTGAATCTTTCAGAAAGGATAAAAATGTCAACTAGAGCATGTTACACTTTTAAAGATAAAGATGGTGCGTTTAGTGTTTACTATCACTACGATGGTTACCCTGCTAATGCTTTACAAATGATAAACAAAGCTAGAGATTCAGCATGGCAATTTCCAAGATTTGAAGCTGACGAGTTTGCTGCATCTTTTTGTTATGTAGCTAAAGACGGAAGACCAGGTGGTGCTAGACTAACAGAAGGACCGCATCGACATGGAGACTTAGCATATAAGTATGATGTTTATTTTAAAAATAATGATCTTATGGTTAAGATATGGGAAGTAGATTTTCATGGCACTAAATTACTAGATCACAGCAATATGAACGAGTTATGGTCTAAATATGTTGCTAGAACTCTTTAATTGTATTTAAATGAAATCTATTCTTTAATTTAAAATTATTAATAAATTAAAAGCTAAGGAGGCTTATGAGTAAAAAATGCGAAGGTGTCATACGTTATAAAGACACCAGCAAAGTAGAGGGTTACCAGGATGCTACTATCTTTGTAACTGCTTATTGTTACGGTAAAACTTTCCATGATATCTATCAAGCATTTCACGAGCAACTATCTGCTATGTCTGCAGGTTTAGTAAGCAAAGGGAATATTAAAGAAGTTGATGTTGAAGTTATTACTATTCAAGAACAAGTTGGTTAATTAACAATTTACATTATAAAAGTTATCGCTATATTGGATAAATATGGCGATAACTCTAGATCAAATACACCAAACAAACGAGGCGACCTTATCCTCTATGGAAAAAAAGTTCTGTGAGGGTATAGCGAGTGGAAAAGGTAAGAGACAAGCGGCTGTTGACGCAGGTTATTCTGAAACTTCTGCTCACGTACAAGCTGCCCGGAACTTAAAGAAAGATAAAATCCTCCAGTATATAGACAGATTGCGTGTTGACACTAGGCGCTTGACCAGTGAGTCTGTGTCAAAAGAGGTTGAAAAGCTAGATAAACTGTATGTTGATGCTTGTGGCAAGAAACAATATACAGCAGCAGTCAATGCGATAAGGTTGAAGTCTCAGCTATTAGGGTTCCTTGTTGAAAAGAAGGAAGTACAGCACTCAACACTAGACAGCATGGACGATGATGCTTTGGCCAAGTATCTAGAACAAATCAAATCAGAACATAAACTAGACTGACGGCGGTTGCTTGTTGTGGCAGGCGACTGTTGCTTGTTGTGGCATGAACCTAGATGATCCAGCTTGATCCTAGTATCTAGTTGATCAGGGCTGATCCGCAAGGATCACGTGAAATAAAAAAATGAGGGATAGAGCTTTTTCCTCAAAAACAGAATAATAATCCGATTAGAATTAAAACGTATAAAAATGATATAAATAATTTATTATAATACTTATGTTACTTTATTTATTAAAAGATTTTATTTTTTTATTTTTTACTTTATCGATTTTGTTTACTTTATTTTAAGAAGAACGAAACGAGAACGAGTGTTCTATCTTTGTTCTTTCTACCTACAAGAGAAAACAACAGAAATTAATTATTTACTTTTATAAAAAAATTTTATAATTTTCGAATAGATTTAAAAATTAAATTTTCTAATAAATAGAAATCTTTTTAAATCTAGAAAGAAGAAAGACTATGACTACTAAAAAAAATATAATCGAGAATAAGATAGCTTTATCTTTTAGAGAATTTAAAGATAAAAAAGTTTTATTTCGATTATTTAATAATAAAAGAGATAAGACGAAATCTTTTATTATTTACGAAAACGCTAAGTTTTCTACTACGATAGAAAAAGCGTTTAATAATAACTATCGTAAAGTTGATATAGAATACGATACTACGAGAAATAATAGATTTAAAAAAGTTAATCTATTAGTCGATATTAATTCGTATCTAGATAAAAATAAAAAAGACTTATATCTAGATTTAATAAATTCGAATAAAGAATTTATTAAGAAGAATAAAGTCGATAATTCGATAATCGAAAATATTAAATTCTTCGAAGAAAAAATAAAAAGTCTTTAATATTATTTAAATAATAAAACTAGCGTAATTAATTTTACGCTAGTTTTTTTTTATTCTTTTTTTCTCTCACTTTTTTTAAAAATTCGTATTAAGTTTAATTTATAAAATTTATATAAAGTTTGACGGTGATTTGCGGTTAGTCTTAGAGGTAGAGCTAGAGTTAGTGTAGAATGACTTATATGCGTATAAATATCTCTAGAAAAAAAATTTTTTTTATATTATATCTTTACAATGGCCTTTTTAAATAGTAGCATTCCACCAATATATTGTCAAATACGCAAGGAGTATTTATATGACCAACAAAAACATCATGGAGAAAGCGAAGATTGTGTTATCTTCGGTCTCACAAGTATACAGGGTCGTGGTATCCTTTTTAATATCATGTTACCGAACGGTGCGTGCTTTTGGCGGTTGCCAATTGCTGCCTTCTTTTCTGCGAAGATGGAAAGGCGAGAAGTGCCAGATATGCCAAACGACTTACTTGAGCTGTGGAATAGCTTTGATTATCATCACAGTGTTACTCATTTTTCTTTTTTATTAGGACAAAGAGCTAAATATTTTGGTAAAGATAAAAAACTTTATACAGGTGAGTATCTGTTTACTGTTGACTGGTGTCACCCTGACCCCAATCTTCTCGATACAGATCATTCTGAGATTCCTCAGGAGCATAAATGTGCTCATATATTGGAGCTTGACAACGGTAATTTCGCTGCTCAACCTAATAATAGGATACTATGGAATGTTAATTCGTTCACTACGAGAAGCGAAGTGCCAGACTACAAAGTCCAAACAAACGACTGGAATGTCGAAAACAAAGATTGGGTAACAGATGATACAGATAGATTTTTTTACGAGATAAAAGAAAAAGAATAGGAGTTGATACACGGCCGGGAGACTGGTGGTATCAGGGAGGAAGGCGGGCATATTTTTGTTTCATATTATAATTATTTGTGTACTGTGGATCCATGAACATATCTATACTTTTACCAACTCGTAAAAGATTGCCATTATTAAAAAAAGCTGTAGATTCATTAATCAATAATGCAAGAACGCCGGATAAGTTACAATTTTTATTTGGTGTAGATAAAGATGACTTAGAAAGTTTTAACTATCTTAAAGATTCAAAATATCCTAATCAGATTGCTTTACAATTTAGTCCGATAGGTTACGAAAATTTACATCGATATAATAATACATTAGCTCAATACTCAACTGGTAAATGGTTGATGTTCTTTAATGACGATGCTTTAATGTGTACGAAAAATTGGGATGATAAGATTATGGATTTTGAAGATCAGTTTTGTTTATTAAAGTTTAAAGAACAAACTGGACATCCTTATAGTATCTTTCCATGTTTTCCTAGAGATTGGTTTAGATGTTTAGATCATATTAGTCTACATGGTCAAAATGATGCGTGGCTCTCTGAAATTGCTTATGCGTTAGATATAATGGAGGAAGTAGATATTAATGTAATACATGATAGAGCAGATATTACTGGTAACAATAATGACGAAGTATTTAGAGCTAGAAAATACAAAGAAGGTAACCCAGAAGAAAAAGGAGACTTACATCATCAAGAAATGGTTAATCTAAGATTAGCAGAAGCTTCAAAATTAGCATGGTTTCTCGATAGAATAGGACAACCATCAGAAGCTTGGCAAGAAGTTATCTTGAAAAAAAGAGAACCATTTTTTTTACTTTCACAAAAATTTAAGTTATATAAAGAAAGTGGTGGATTAGGAATGGGTCAACAAAATGCAAGAAGTCCAAATCAAAGAGAAATTAAAGTCAGCTATTCAGATATACCAAAAGACACGTGATAAACGTGCGGGTGAATTAATAGAACATTTAAATAATTTACTATCTACTTATAAAGCTCGTAATAATTTTTTGGCTTATGCTAAACATATGTATCCAGGTTATAAAGATCCTGCGCATATAAAATTAATTGCTAAAAATCTAGAAAGTTTAGAAAAAGGTGATATTAAAAGGCTGGCAGTTTTTATGCCACCTCGACATGGTAAATCTATGCTTTGTTCAGAATTTTTTCCTGCGTGGTATCTAGGTAATAATCCAAACGAATTTGTAATTCAATCTACATATGCTCAAGAACTAGCTGACGACTTTGGACGAAAGGTCCGTAATCAACTTCAATCTGATGATTACAACAAAGTATTTCCACAAGTGGCCCTTCGATCAGATAGTACATCAGCTAAAAGATTTCATACAATACATGGCGGAACTTATGCAGCGGTCGGTGCAGGTGGAGCTATTACAGGTAGAGGTGCGCATTTATTAATTATAGATGATCCTATAAAAGGAAGAGAGGACGCTGAATCAGAAGTGCAAAGAAGAAATCTATTAGAGTGGTATAAATCTGTAGCATATACTCGATTACAACCAGGTGGTAAAGTAATAGTAATTCAAACTCGATGGCACCAAGATGACCTTGCTGGTTATATTTTAAATGAATCTGGTGAAGATTGGAAAATTTTAGATTTACCAGCGATTGATAAAGAAGGTAATGCTTTATGGCCAGATGCTTATTCCAAAGAAGATTTAGATAAAATTCAAAATACAGTAGGAGAACGTGTATGGCAATCTCTTTATCAACAAAGACCTACTAACGAAGAAGGTTCTATTATTAAAAAAGATTGGTGGAATATATACGAGGGAGAAAAAATTCCTACATTAGGTTATGTTGTACAATCTTACGATACTGCATTTAGTACTAGATCCTCTGCTGATTATTCAGCCTGTACTACTTGGGGTGTATTTACAGCAAGAGATGAAAACAATACTCCGTATGCTGCATGTTTATTATTAGATGCTTGGAAAGAAAGATTAGAATATCCAGATTTAAGAAAACGTGCACAAGATAGTTATGATGAATGGATGCCCGATCAAGTATTAATAGAAAAAAGAGCTTCTGGTCAATCTCTTATACAAGATATGAGAAGGTCTGGAGTGCCTGTAGTTACTTATACTCCAGAAAGAGATAAGGTATCTCGAACTCATAGTGTAGCTCCAATGTTTGAAGGTGGATTAGTGTTTACTTTGGATGAAGATTGGACTAAGAGTGTAATTGAAGAATCATCTCAATTCCCATATGGAAAGCACGATGATATACATGATACTTGTATACAAGCTTTGATGAGAATGCGTGATGGGTTTCTT